TAGTCTGTTTGGAAGAATCTAACTTTAAGTTGTGCTACGTTACCATCTGCACATTCATTCAATGCGTAGATATATCCTTGTATATACTTGTTGTATTCCTTTATTTTCATTTAGTCCGAACCTTAGCTTCTTGTTCTATAACTGCTGCTTCGTATAAAGCATCCATTCTTTGTTTACTAATATCATTTACAGAAGATTTAGCAGGTACATCTAAATGTGCATAAGTTCCACCATCAATTACACAAGGTCTACCAACACGTTTAAATGCTTGTCTGACTTCTTCATTATTACAAAGTAATTCTTTTGCTGCTTGAGTATCACCCATTGCTTTAATTTCCCTAGAATCTAATCTACGAATACAAGCAATATCTTCCCAAGTAGTACCTAATGATAAACTTCCCCCAGCAAATCCAGCACCCATACTTGTACTTCCCATACACGTTTCAGAAAATGTAGTGGTTAAAGATGGAGCAACTGCCATACCAACTTGTCTACTCAAATCAGAACCTGTATTGGAACTGACACTTTGATTTCTAGCATCAACGCCAGTATTAGCTGTAACTGGTATATTAACATTTTGTCCAACATCAGCAAATACTGCATTACTGAACAATAATAATAAAACACATAATTTTTTCATAGTATATCCTAATATAAAAATGAGGGTTTCCCCTCATTACAAAACTGTTTAATGGTGTGAAGAAACTACAGTAACAGGAACAATAACATTCGCTAAAGTAGTTACAACAGAACCACTAGACATAGCAGAAACATTATGTGCGGTTCCACTATAATCTACTACATTCCAAGAAGGAGAAACATAACCAGTACCAGTAGATGTAGAACTTGCAGTTCCAATAATACTAGCAGAAACAACTGGAGTAGATGACAAACTTGCAACAGTAGAAGCACCAGTCAAAGTACCGATTGAAGTTTGTGATATAGTTTGTGCAGGAGCAGCAGATACCATTGTACCAACACTAATAGTTCCATTCATTACAGAAGTAATTGTAGATGGTGCTAAACTAGGTGATGGTGTTGAAGGTGAAGCAAACACAAATGGTGAAACTAGGGACATACATAAAACTAATAATTTTTTCATTTCATTTCTCTCTAAATAATCTATAATCCATAGACCAAGGACATTTACATCATTGTAAATTCATTTCAAATTGGTGAGTTTGTAAATTGTATCATTGCACAATTCAACAATACTATCAATCGCATTTTGTAGTTCAGAAAATGAACCACAGTTACTACGATTAGCATCAATCCAATCTCTAGTTGTTTTAATGATTTCAACGCAAGAAGTAAAAGTTATCTTAATTTCTGGATAACTCGTAATGACACCAAATCGTCCTTGATAAGATTCAGCAAAACCGTCTGTCAAATCTATAATAGAATTGTAGTAATCATCTAGTGCTTTATGTTCAGAATATGATTTTGTTTGTAGGTGTGCATAATGTGCTTTAGTTCTTGATTCAAAACATAATGCAATCAATGATGCGCCAGAAGAAAATGTTTCTTCATCTTTTGTTAATATTTGTTCTCTAACTACCATTTCATTTCCTCTGTAAGGTCTATTAAAATTAATAAGGGGTGTTCTTTCTAAATTCATAATATTACCTGTCAATTTTAATTGTTGATGTATAAGTATTCACTAATATATGTGAGGATTCATCAACTTCACAATCCTCAGCGATAACGCATTTATCGCCAAATCTATCTGCATTATGGATGTGTATACCTTCTGGTATAATCACAAAATCTCTTTGGTTATCATCTAACCTTGCCCAGTATTCTCTATTGATATTGTTCGCATACCAATATGATTCTAACTTAGATTTAAGGACTTTTATTTTAAATCCAATCATAGTATTTCCTTATAGCAAAATGGGCAACCACAATTGATTGCCCCATACAGTTTTTAAACTAGAATATATCGACAGTTACATCTTTAGATTCTTTTGTTTTCATACGTCCTAGTCTATATGCTTCGCTAACCATTTCATCCAATGCAGCCTTAAATTCTGGCATTGCTGATAAAATCGCAGCATTTTGTTCTTCAACTGTTGTATATGATTCAGTAGCTACAGATACTGCCATCATATACAAACTGCTTGCTTCATCTTCGGTAGTTTCTACCCAATGTTTAATTTCCATACATACTCCTAAAATCTTTAATGTATTGTTGTGTAAGTGGTTTACCGACATCTGATAACATAAAAAGTGGTAACTTCTTTACATTTTCAGCATCCAATAACCATTTCTGATCATCTCCAGTGAGAATAGAATTCAATGCATCTTCCATTGTAACAATCTTTTCTTCTTCAGGAACTTGTGGTAATTGTTTCACTATCCCACCCAATTCTTTTACTAACATTTCTTTAACCATATCCCTGATGTCATCTAGAGTTGGAATAGACGGGGTAACAGGAACAACAGGTTGAGCCGTTGCAGCTTTTAGATTTGCTAATTGTTGTTCTAAGCTAGATAATGTGTTTATTGCCATTTTAGTTCCTCAATATTAAAAGTTATTTTCTATTCTGAATAACAGTAGAAGAAGTTGGTTGGTCGAGATTTTACTTCGACCAACACAACATTACTTTTTACTTGTTTTTCTTACGATGGTTGTTTTTGAAACTTTTTCACTAGCAGACCTTTTAGATCCGCCAGTTCAAACTTCCTCTGACCTTCCGTTCCCGTTGTTCCCGTTGCCGCCATTGTTGCCATTGTCGCCATTGTTCCAATTATTCCCATCAGAGCCATTATTCCCGTTGTTTCCGTTGTCGCCTTTGTCACCTTTAGGACCATCTTTGCCATCAGCCCCATCAGCTCCATCAGCTCCGTCTTTGCCATCGGAACCATTTCTTCCATCTCTTCCATCTCTACCATCTCTACCGTCAGACCCATCTTTTCCATCTTTACCATCTTTACCAGCCTGACCAGGAGGTCCGGATGGTCCAGAAGGTCCAGAAGGTCCAGGTAGTCCGCAGCAGCACTGTTTCTGTCCATCATCGTCATCATCATTATCTTGTAAAATCACTAATCCTGATTGTATGCCAGATTGAACATTAGTTAAATCGGACATTTTTGTTCAAGCTCTTACGTTAGTAGCAGTTTGACCTGAACCAATCATAGTACCCAAGTTTACAGTGCTTTGAGTGTTATGTTGAATTGCAGTAGCAACTTGACCTAATAGACCAACGATTTGTTGTTGAGCAACAGCGTTAGCTTGAGCAACAGCAGTTTGATTGATGTTATTAGTAACAGTTACACCAGAATCAGTCACTCTACCTGAATGACGCAATTCAGTTGCTTCGTTTTGAGCAACGATGATTTGACGATTCAATGAAGCAGTTTCGATGTTTTGAATCAACGCACGAGTTTTATCACCATCTTGTGTAATTGCTTGAGCAGTGGCATAAGTGCCTTGCAATACGTTGGTATTAACAGCATTAAAACCAGCAGCACTTGCAGCAGCTGCAGCATTTACAGCACTAATTACATTACCAGAAGCAGCTAAAGTAGTAGCAATTCCTTGTCCGCCTTGTAGAGCTATAGCAGCAGCACCATCAGATACAGCTTTAACTATAATGCCTTGACCTTGTAAGTTAGCAATTTCTGACTGCATTGATGCAAGTGCTGCAGCATTTGTGTTGACAGCTAGAGCCGCCTGAAGTTGACCTTCCGCTTTCCAAATTTCACCTTCAACATTACCTAAAGTTTGTGAATTTTGTGCACTTGTAACGATATTTTGAACATCAGCAGCAGTCAATTGTGGTGTTAGAGCAGCAGTTGCAGCAGTTCCTAAACCGTTTTGGTCACCTAATAGACGAGGCAAAAGTGCTCCAACTAAAACTGCACCTAAAACTCCACCACCTATTCCTAAACTTCCTGTTTCAGCCATTGTACTATCTCCTAAAATTGATTTTAAATCGACATTCTTCAAAAGACTTTGTATATCAGTCATATCAACTGCCATATTAGTTCTCCCTATTTTCTTTCCCTAGAAATGCTAGGTCATCCCTATTGCATATGCAATAAAACTTTTGAACTGATTAATTAAAGTTCTTAATATTATTTAGTAAATAGTGATATGAGAGATTTAGGTAAGTCGTTGATTTATAAGAGAATTAGTGTAAATAACTAAGTGTTCTCACTTATATGAGGAATTTTAGGCAAGCAAATGTACCAACTATTGTCGGTACACCTTTACTATAGGGGATTAACGTGGTATACTAGGAGAAACAATATAAATTAGTTCAGACATACCTAATTTAGTTTTGATTTTTATATGTGATGAATGTGTTTCCACAGTTCTATATGAAATGTTTAATAGTTTTGCTATCTTTTTATGGCAGAATCCTTGTACCAATAATCCAAGAACTTCTTGTTCCTTTGGTGATAATAGATTTAATAATTCTGTAGCATTAGCAGTTTCAATTAGATGCCTTTTATTGACAATATCTAATAACATACCCTCTTGTAATCTAGAAGGCAATACCGTATCAATATCAGAATAATCTAGGAAATCGTAAGCACCTAGTTTGAATGCATTAGATGTAACTTTTGTATCGGCATACTCAGATACAAATATGAACGGTGAAGTAACGGAACGTATCTTTTCCTTTAAGGATACATTGAATGAGTTTAACAAGTCCATATTTACTATGGTACAAGAGTTCCTAGTTTTGTCGTACTTGTTAAAATATTCAATTCCAGATGTAAAACTCTTTAAGGCATATCCTAATGAATCTGCCATTGAATTTATTTTATCTTTAATTCTTTCATTATCTGCAATGAGATAAACTTTCGGTGGTTCTAATATCATTTCATTCCCTAATTAGTGTTATTGTTCAATTATATGTATATATGCCACACTTCTCTAGGAAATCAACACCTGAATGGTCACGGTATTTGTGTTTGTAAAATACTTGGATTATGCCTGCACCATATATCAACTTAGCACAATCAATACACGGAGCGTGGGTAAGAAACATAGTTGCTCCATTACCTGATTCATTACTACTAGCCAACTTCATAATTGAATTTGCTTCTGCGTGTATTACTTCAGGTTTGGTTTTATTATTATCATCTTCACAATTATTATCCCACAATGCAGGTGTGCCATTCCAAGAAAATGATATCACATTATTATTCTTAACAATGACTGCCCCAACTTGTAACCTTTTCGCTCTTGACATTTTAGCGCACTCTGACGCCAAGTTCATATAGAAATCTATCATTCTGTTATTCATAGTAATGTATTTTATCCTCATTTATATTGTTTAACGCCTTGTTTATATTATCCTCACCTTCGTAAAATAACCACCCTACATTTTTTCCGTTTTTGGGAGATATACCCTTATTGACATAATTAATAAATCCTGGTCCTTCAGATAATCCTAACTCATGTAATCTTTCGTTACGTTTACCTAATGTATAATAACACTCACCTGTAGGCGATAGAAATAACCAATATTTTTGTCCATAAGAATTCTTGTTTAATCTTAAAGACTCTGCTCTTTTTTGTATAGTTAAATCGCTTTGTTTTTTACCTAAATTAGCATCTCGTAACTTTTCTCTAGTTTCGGCAGTTACTTCATGCCCTAGTTTACTTTTAGATAATTTATTCCGCATTGTAACGCTTCGCATTTTACCTTTCCAATTAGGAGGAATTGATTTAGGTATTTCGCCAAGTTCTAATCTTCTTTTCTTTGTATCTTTCATTTTTTGTATAGATTCTGGAGTATCACAAAATCTGGTTCCTCCATTATGTTTGTTTAACCATTCAGGATGTTTTGCGGCATCTATTCTAGTCAAAAATCTGGTTTCCCAATATAATGCTTCTATTTTAGATATAAATGTTTTTCGAATTTGGACTGAAAAGGAATCTATACCATATTCTTCTATAAGATCGGATATTGTTTTGGAGGAAGTAAAATAGGTTGTCCAAAGTTGATCTGGATGGGCTACTTCTTTTTCGGTATATCTAACGCCATAATATCTTTGTCCTGTTGGGATAAAGGTAATACAATAGGCAAAAGGTATATAAATATTCATGCTGATACTCCTAGTAAGTTATTAGAATAGGTAGATGCTTCCAACATCGTGACCTATAACTATTTATATAAACTAGAAACTCGCTGTAATATATTCGCCTAGTGTAAGGTTGTGTTTTCCCCCCGAACCTCTTCGGGCATCTTTGCAACAAATTGTTTCACAGCTACTTCAGCAATTATATTAGCAAAGTTCTCAAGGAGTTCATCTAAGTCTTCATCATCAGGAACATCCATTGTATGGTCATCATTAACAATAAACCCTGATGCCTCTGCAAATTCTTCCAACCAATCGTAATCTTTTTCTTCACTCATATTTTATATTTCCACTCTTTGATTGAAACTTGCAGAAAGTTATCTGGATGCCATCTGGTCATTATAAAGTGCATTCTAGTTTCATAACATTCTTGCATTATAGGATCTTTCATCTTCTTAAATGCTTCTCTCAGTTCACTTAATGTTCTATTGGTAATATTAATACTAGGAAATGGATAAGAATGTGTAACTCTAAAATTATCATCTGTTTCGGAATCTCTTATTAAAACATCAACATAAGGTATTAACTTCATTTCAAATCATCCTCAGCAAAATCTTCATCAACATCTGCAATGAATAATTCAATAATACTTAATGCTTCTAGGATATCATCATTATCTGCTAATGGATATAATGACCATAGTTTGTTTTGACCAAAGTCCTTTAGTTCCTCATAGGTAAAATCTTTGCTATCAGAAACGTGCCACAAGGATAATACTTGTTCCTCTTTCTTTGCACCCTCTGAACTGCTATTATAGAACGAATACCAGTTTGACGTTGACCATCTTGAATATGACATTTTCACTTCACCTCGTATTTAACTCTTTGAAATACTGTTAATAAGTTTATCATTGCATATTTTGGACTTGCAATTCCAACAAGTATAATTGCTAATCCAAATAATATGATAAAGATTCGTTCTAAGAAAAACTTAATAATCATATTCATAATTTGCACCTTCAATCCTAAGATTAACTACTTCAATAAACTCCTTTAATCTTGCTATATGATAACTGGTGCTGTTGGAATCTATTTTCAAAGAGATTTGATTTAGTAAATCAATATACACTTTCTTTTCTTCAGCTGTCATTTCATTCATAAACCCATCCTCTGAAAACCTTCTTCCTCTGCTGCCCAAGCCTTGTTAGATCGCTCACGATCAAGTTGGCTTGTCAATTCTTCGATATACTTATCCCTAATCTCTATGATCATTTTAGCTGCTTCTAATCGGTCTTTTATTGTATATTCTTCATTGTCTAAAAATTCATTCATAATTCACCAAATTGTTTAATAGTTTCTTCCCAAGAGGTATGCCATATTGCAGGACTCTTTTTATCTCTCCATTCAATAATAGTGCTTAATGTATCATCAATCAATAAACTATCTGGTCTAGCATATAGTTGTTTCAATTGTTTTCCTGGAACAAATACAGCAGGGTAATCAATCTTGTATTCCTTCAACCATATCTCTTTTTGCCTAGATACTTCTACAAGGTATTTCTCTTGTGCAGTAGAGGATAATAACTTTATTTCATAGTCATCTTCAATGCTTCTTAAGAAATGGATTGCTTCATCAAAATCTGGCATCGGTTCAAGTGTAGCAAAATGACCATCCATAATGAATTCATCAAATCTTCTTTTGTATTCCTTCTTTTCTTTACCCTTACTAGGATAATCTATTTCAGGACATTCCTTAAACATAGATATGAATTGCTTTCTAAAATCACATAGAACGCCATCCATATCCACGTAAATTGTTTTTAACATAATCATTGACCCCCAAGTCTTAGGAAAGGTCCAATCTTACCTGAACCTGAGAAAAAATCCATTGAGTCGGAAGATTCATAAGAATTTTCAGTTGGAAGTTCTAGGTCAACCCAACTACAATAACTGCTGTATCCTGATGAATCTTCAGAGAGAACATCAATAGTAGTTTCTGGTGGAAGTGTTTGAAGATAAGTGATAAGTTCTGCTATAGTAGTCATTTTAATTCCTCAATAATTTGATTTATAAGTTATTATACTATATCTGTAGGAGAAGTCAAGGTTTATTTTGTTGTTTCTTAAAATCTCTGTATGACCATTTGATAGGTAACACAATACAATAGTAAACTGCACCAATCACGATAGTTGATAACACATAAATTGCTAACCATCTATCATATGGATTAGGAAGAAACACTACGGAAAAGCAAGCAACACAGTGAAACATTAAAAACACATAATAATAGTTAAAATTCTTAAACATCCACTTCACAAAATCTATTTTATCTGCCATTTTTATCCTTAGTTGAAAAAAATCTGATAGCCATTATGGGTTCTATTGCATTAAAATGATGGACAATACCAGCAGGAATCACTATAAAATCCCCAACATTCATATGAAGCTCTAGATTGATATCATCAAACTTAAAATAGAATCTACCAGTACCCTTAACAATCATCCTACCTTCATTATCATTATGAGTATGTGGTTCTCTAGTAGTTAATGCAGACATTGTTTGAAATATGTCATAGTCTACAAAATCATATTTGTTTAGCATATCAAAAATGAATGAATCCATATCTTGAATTTCTGTTTTGTTGTAGATTATGTCATATTTTAACAATTCTAGTTTGACCAATAATTCATTGATTACACATTGTTGAAGAACTTTATTTTCATACTTATATAGAGTAGCCATTAACAATACCCATAAAGGTATTTCTTTCTAGAGTACCAATAGGTTTTTAACGCTACCAGCACAAAAACACCCATTACAAACATAACCACAAATTCTCCAGTCATAAACAATGTAACAAAAAAAACAATTGATATAGATAAAACCATTATATCTGTTACTGTTACTAAAACTTTCTTCATTTCGTTTCCTCTAGACTAATACACTTTGCAATTTTTATTTTCTTGTAATTTCCAAGATCTGTTTTCTGAACCAATGCCACTTCACATTCTTCAGAATTTTGATATACTTCAGTATTCATCAAGAAAGCACTCCATTGACTGCATGTACTCATACTCCTTCTCTAAGTCACGGTATATCTCTTTCATATACTCACGGCATTGCCACTCAATATCCGCTTCAGCATCTATAATTAGCCGCTCATAGTCCTCGCCCTCTTCATCATCTAGCTCAGGTAGTATGTTCAAGTCCCAAGACCCTAGATGTACTGTGTTGTGGTGTGAGTAGTTGTTAGATAGTCTTGTAAGTTCCAGATCGTAGTATTCACAAGCCGCACCTCGATGGTCGAAAGGTATTACAGCCATATACAACTTAACATGCTCTTGTTTCAGGTCAGGGTGCGCCTCAAGAAACTCTCTCAGGTTTATTGACCCAGTAAAGCAAGCCCCATCACCTTGTGAGCCAAAGCCTGAGAAGTGCATGCTGTCTGTGGCTGTGTATATACCCAGACCCTCTAACTTCTCTGCCCAATACTCCTGTGTGCTCTCCCACCAGTAGTAATCCCCTGATTGGGCGTACTCTTGATGCCTTTTGAACGCTTGTTCTTTTGCTTCGTTTGATAGTTCTTTATATTGCATGACTAATTCTCCTAGTGCCCGCTCCAACACATTCAAGAGTACAAGCTGTTTCAGGCAAACCAAGTTGCTCTCTGAGTCGTACTATGCACTCCTGCTCAGTTTCGTTTCTAAGTGCTAAAGGTTCTGCTCCTGTTCTACCATCTGATACTCTAAAGTTTAACACCCTATTATTAATGTAATATACGAGGTGCATTTGTTCTGTAATCTTTCTCATGTCTGTATTCCTATTAAGGTTGTTGGTGCTAAGTTAGGTTGCTCTAACTTAGCTATCTGGGTGTAGTATCAGATACTACGCATACCATTTGTTTAGGGACTTAAATTCCTTTACTAACTGAGGATACTTATCCTCAAGTAGGCTACACAGAAGTTCAAACATTATCAACAATAATAGAAACATTAGATGTTCCTCGCATAAAGACCAAAGTAAAAAGACGTAAATCCTAATGCAAACCAAACAGCAGGTTGAACTCCTGAGTCAAATTGATTTGCTTCAACATATAAGATTGAACCAATCATCATTAATGCACCAATAACCAAACGAATTAAACCTTTCATTTTTAAACCCCGAATTTTAAATTTGTATAAATACTATTGATGGAAAGTTGAACATGGAAGTTCGGGACATGGAAGTCCCACCCCCTATGTTTCAGATATTATACTATATCTACAGAAGAAGTAAAGCATTATTTTAATGTGATTGGCAATAATATTAACAATGTTAGGTTGATAAAAATTAGTGCCATCATTATAATCATCTATCTGCAAGTCTCTTTAAAATATCTTTAACCTGTTCATCGGTCTGCAACATAGTATGAAACAGTTCGGTTGAAATTGCAATATATTCTTCTTGCTCTTCAAATGTTAATAGATCCTGTTTTTGGATTATTGCTAGTTCTAGGTATCTTTTGATGTTCATTGTTCATCCTCTAATAATGTGTAACAAGGATGTAGTTTGGGCAACCCCAAAACAACATTATAGTTTTTGTATTTCAGTGATTCATTTAGTTCCATTGAACGAACTTCACACTCATATTTACCACCTCGCCAATCTCTTTCAAGTTTGGCTTGTTTGATTGCAGTCTCTTCATTGTCAAATGCACCGACTACATAACTATGTGATTCCCTATCACCGAAACGATAGGCTGTAACTACATAAATTAACATTGATTCTCCAGAATTGTAAGGTTTATTTCGCATATTCCCAAGGTTTCCATTTTACCACAGTAAATTCATTATACTCTTTTTCTTCTACTATGTGAAACTTGTAACCATTTCTGCGATTCATACAAGGTAGATAAACATCACCTTCCGCTGGAAAGTTTAGTGTTGAAATGATTGTCATATCTGCATATGGCATAAACAATTTGTAAATTTCTGCTCCACCGCAAACCATATATCTCTTCTCTGGATTCTGTTCATATTCAAACAAGAATTGATCCATTGAGAATGTTTCAAACCCTTTCAAGGTATAGTTCTTATCTCTAGATAATACAATAGCATCCCTTCCAGGTAGTTTACCTACTTGTTCTGCAGTTGTTCTTCCCATTATAAGAGTATTACCCATTGTTTCTGCTTTGAAGAATTTCAATTCATCAGAACAATACCAAGGAAGAGAGTTTATACTAGAATTGCCTATCACCCCATTAGATGCTACTGCTGCTATTAATGTAATCATATTTCACCGATTTATTGAATGTTTATTATATATTATACTATATTATGACTCTACCAACAACTTAAATTTAACTCAACAAAAAGGAATACTAAAATGACAATAACATATACTTGGACTATTACTGGTCTTGAATGTGCAGATCCTGATAGCGATGTTGATTGTGATACAATTAAAGAAGCTACTTGGACTTTAACTGGAAACGATGGTACTAACACAAGCTCTATTACTGGAAAAACTTCATTAAATATAGTTATGAGCCCAGAAGAAGGGCAAACCCATTCAGATGTGTTTGCTCTAGTAACTGAAGCAGAAATTATAACCGCAGTACAGACTGTAATGGGCACAGAAAATATTAGTAATATGGAAACAAATATCGCTAATAAACTTACTGAACTTACTTTACCAGCTTATGTTATCCAAACACTCCCTTGGGTAGTATAAATCTCTATATTTTAACTTAACAAAAAGGAACACTAAAATGACAACATATGTATGGAAAGTAGATTCACTTGAATGTACAGCTAATCCTGGCTTCTCTTGTACTATAATCAAATCAGCACCTTGGACATTAACTGGTGATGATGGAACTAATACAACTTTCATTCAAGGTAATGCACCAATAAACATGACCATGGTCGAAGAAGAGGGTCATGCTGAAGGCGATAGATTTGCAGCACTAACTGAAGCTGAAGTAATAACTGCTATACAAACCCAGTTAGGAACTGCTATAGTAAATGAATTAGTGGCTCATATTGATAATGAACTTTATGTAAAAACTTTACAAACACCACCAGAACTACCTAAAATAATAGTACCACCTTTGCCTTGGGTGGTATAAATATACATATTAATATAATATAAGGAATAAACTAATGGCAATAACATATACTTGGTTAATAACATCAATTGAATGCAACACACCTGATGCTGATGCAGACTGTGATATAATTACATCTGCAAGTTGGAGATTGATTGGAACTGATGGTGATTATAGTAGTTTTTCTTTTGGAACTTCTCCATTAAATATAGTTCTAGAAGTAACTCCTGGAACTCTAGAATTAGAAGCATATAATGCTTTAACAGAAGCTGAAATGATAACTGCTGTTCAAACTGCTTTAGGTGAAGAACAAATAACATCACTGGAAGCAGAAATAGCTGAACGAATCCAACAACAAGTTGCTCCAACTACTATTTCTCCACCTTTACCTTGGGTAGTTTAATTATATTGCAATCGGTGCTTTAATAGTTGGGCGATAATTGTATTTTTGTAAGTCATAAGATCCAATATGGAAATCATCAATTGAAGGATACTTACGATCAATGACCAATTTGGGCAACTTGTATTCATATAAATCTCTACTTAATAATTCGTTTGCTTGTTCAATATGATTCTTGTATAGATGTTATACAAGAATCACATTAGTGAGTTTTCAATTTGTATAAATAGTAATAGGCGTTAGTCACGGTGGTCAAGACCTACTAACTCTAATCATTCTACTATTAATTACAGGAACTAATATGACCAGCAACATTATATATAATAGTGGTATTTATGCCATAGTAAATAAAAAATCAGGTCGTTCTTATATTGGATCGTCTATAAATATAGAAAAACGATGGAAATCCCACTTAAGAACCTTAAGAAAAAACACACACCACAATATATTTCTACAAAGAGCATTCAACAAATATGGAGAAATTATTTTTGGATTCTCATACCTAGGAATAATGATAACACCAACTCAAGAAGAATTATTTGAGTCAGAACAATCCCACATACATAAATGTCCACATAAACTATATAATTTAGGTAGTGTTGGTGGCGGAAATAACCTTACTAATCATCCAAATAAAGATGATATTAGGCAAAGAATCATCAACACCAATCGTAATAATAATGCTCAATTATCAACAGAAGAGCTCTCTGAAAAATATGGTCGTTGTGGTTCAGAAAACGGCAATTATAGGGGTGGAATTGGGTTCAATAGTTTTCATTATTGTTCAATTTGTAATATATCAGTTATATCCGATTCTGCCAAAGTATGCACGAATTGTCGGGACAGAAATGGTGTCAATAATCCTTTCTATGGTAAAACTCACTCTAAAGAAACTCTTGAAAAATTAAGAATCTCAAATATAGGAAGAACTAAATCTCAATATGAAATAGGTTCTATATCTGGGGAAAATTCTAGTAAATTTAAAGGGTATTATCATACACCGTGGGGAATATTTCCAGCATCTAATCAAGCAAAATCTGCCCATTCATATATGTCAGTTGTAACTATAACTAGATGGTGTGAATATCCAGATAACGATATTGTTAGATTAGGAGCATCAAAATACCTGCAAGAGATAGGTCCTTCTGTTATAGGAAAGACCTATCGTGAACTAGGATTTTCATTTACTCCAAAATAATATCACACAGATATTGGTGCCTCTATTTTAGGGTGGCTTTTATAATCAACAACATTAAATGATGATAATGTGAAGTCATCAATACAATGATATTTCTTATCAATTTCTAGTTGACATAATGGATATAAACTTAAATCCCTAGATAACAATTCCTCTGTTTGTTCAATATGGTTTTTATAGATATGAGCATCACCAATAGATATGTGTAAATTATCGGGTACCATATCAACAACATTAGCAATCATATGTGTCAATAATGCATATGAAGCGATATTGAACGGAGTTCCGAGGAAAAAATCCTGAGACCTGACATATAGATGACAACTCAAAGCATATTTCGGAGTTTTCATATCATCCATAATTTTATGAAATTCTTCTTCATAATATTCTGATGGTTGAATATCTGTTGGGCAATATTTGACTCTTTCAAAAAATGATAACTTTCTTACACCAAACTGAAAGAACGCATGACAAGGAGCTAATGCCATTCTACTATTCTTTACATTCTGTTGTGGTGATACTCCTTCATCTGGCAAATCAGCAACATTCCAAGCAGATACAATATGTCTACGACTAAAAGGTCTTTCTATTAATCCTTCAATAAGATTATCTATCTGGTCGGCTTCATCTTCACCCTCAGACCACCATTTTCTCCACTGGTATCCATATATTGGACCAAGGTCTCCATCTTCATCAGCCCATTCTTCCCAGATGGTTGGCTTATCATTACCATTCATTCTTCTTAATTCTTCATTATCAGTAGAACCAGATAAGAACCAAAGTAACTCATTAGCAACTAATTTGAATGGAGTAAACTTTCCTGACAGTAATGGAAATCCTTTCTTTAGGTCAAACTCAAGATGTTTACCAAATAATGATAATGTACCTGTGCCAGTTCTATCATCTGAATCGTTACCATCTATTAGGATTTCTTCTAAAAGTCGGTAATACTGATCCATAGGTCTTTCTATATCGTTCAAAGGATACCACCAAAAGCATTTATTGTATTGTATAATATAAATACGCCATTCAATACTACCGAAAATATGAAAGTATCATGTTTCAAATCCGTAAATTTAGATTTTGATTGTAGTATCTTGATAATTTCATCTAGGTTATAGATTGTATTATCTTTACTGCTTACAAATCCCTGTAATGAAATATTTTGATTATTCATACTATCAAGTAAACCTTGGTATTTAATATGAGATTCCTCAGATTCTTTTTTCATACGGATAATTTCCGTATTCCTTGCTTGAATCATATCAAGTCTGGAGGCAGCAAGTTCTTCTAACAGTGCTCTTTCTAATTCAAATACAGGATATGCAACCCATTCACCTTTTTCAGACTTATCCATACCAAAGAAACTTCTGTTGTATCTGTCCATTATATCATTCCTATTCTTTCAAACACAAAGAAGGCAATTGCACCAAAGTTAAATACTGTCGACATAACTAACAAAGAAAACAATTTGGTATTCCAATTTTTAAGATATTCCAAATCATCACCTAGACGTTGAAGTTCTTCAAAATTTTGCATAGATTCACTTTGATGTTCTTTAAGGTCATCTTCTCTCCATCTATTAACTTTACTAATTAACACATTAAGTTCTTCAATACACTGTTTATGCATTTCAATATCTGCATTACGTTCTTTGATAACATCAAATAATGAATTATTATTTCCTTCTAATAAGGTTTCAAAATCTTCATTCTTACACCAATCGCCAGTGTCAGATTTCACCATATTCCCAATACCAACAAACTGTTGCCTATACCTTTCCATTACGATAATCCTATAAAAATTAATAATGATATTGCTATAAATGACACAGCAGATAAACCAACAATGATATCGTGCATCTTTTCCAACTTAATTTCATCCACAATAGCCAAACTATTTCTGGCTCTCCAAGACTTCTCAACTAACTTATTAGAATCTAATACAGTTTGATTATGATCATCATATGTAACCCAATATCCATCCGGTGCTTCTACCATTGGCATGGGCAATCCATCGTGGTTATACCTTTTCATTTTTCATATCCTCATCTAAAGATTTCTTCACTAATTCTTTTTGTTGCTCAGACATATTGCTCATGTACTGAATTTTTCCCTTCTTATCAATCCAAGCAATAAGCATCTTGGAATGAGGTTTTATATGCGGTTTCATTGGTCTCCTAATCTAGGGATTTGAGTTCTGAAAGGTTATAGATCTTGTCTTTGATAAAGACCATTAATCCGATGTTTGTTTTGTAAACAAGGAAATGGTCTTCTGTAAGATACTTATACACAACTCCACCACCTATTACTGCACCTAGAATAAGTCCACATATAGATGAAATTAACATACATTTGATATCGTTTATTGTTTTTTGAATAGTCATAATATAGTTCCTATTTAATTTAGTATATCGACAAGTATTTTTCTAATTGCTAAGTTTTCTTGCATTGATATGTTTTTATACCTCATATCTTCTCTTATCTCTTTAACAAAGAAAGTCCTATTAATTTCTACATTCATTTTGTATGTGGCGTTATTGAGTATTTGTCTAGCTCTTTGACCAGTTATATTTTTAAGTCTTCCAATCTCAGTAGTACCTAGATTGTCAAAGTAGTGGAGAGTAAAAACATTTAGCTGATTATCATTAAGAACGTGTTTAAATTTCTCAATGATATATTTCTTATCCATTCTAGTATCAAGTTTCATAACGTAGTCTCAGTTTTAGTTAAGTTGTGACTATTATAAATCAATTAATGGCTATGTCAACAAATATTTTTTTAAATCATAACAAGTATTAAACATACAATCTAATTCTTCACAATCACCATGTAACCCAGCATCAACAACTTCTTTTGCCCATTCAAAGTAGTCTAGTCTCCGTTCTTTGCTCCAGCCAATAGGAGGATCAAGTAAAATATCAGTCATATTTGCAATCTTATCTGCCAGTTTAACTAATCTTGCTTCATATGATATTTTACTAGCATGGATTACTTGAAGTCTTTTCCTTTCTTCTTTAGGTAGAGATTTGTCATCAGTACAATCATATACAATATTTGCTATTGTTGAACCAAAATCTTCCTGTAGATCACAATATTCAAACCTAGTATCTTCTATTACATCATGAAGAATTGCTGCTGATAAAATATCTTCATTACAAATATTTGAATCAGATAAAATTCTAACAACTTCTATTGGATGGTTTATATAAGGTGTTATACCATCTTTACGAAATTGCCCTGCATGTGCCATAGCTGCTAGACGTAATGCTTGAATAAATGTTTTCATAATTTCACCATAATAATTTAAAAAGTTTTTTCAACTTGCTACTTTTCTTGGTCTGCCTCGGCTCTTCTTTAATCCAGATTCTAGAGGGAATAATTCCATTTGAGACTTTGGGGGTTCTACTTTCTTCACCTCTTTCACATCAGCACGATATTCAGCTTCATCAATTCCCCATGGCCAGATAAAGAATCCTGCATCAACAACTTTATCTAATGTAATATTAGGATATAGTTTAGGGATTTCTTGATCTTTAATAGCAATAACTAACTCTGCTTCTGTTGGATGAACATTTTCAAGTAATTGTATAAACATTTGTTCACGTTTTAGATTAGACAAATCTGTTCTTGTAAACCTTTCAAATGATTTTGATTCTACAAATAAATTACTCGGATTCATATCAATTGGTGCAGAATCTGGTTTATATGGCGGAGTGCCTTCTGGTAATACCCATTTACCCTTGGGGATAAACCCATATCCAAATACCATTTTAATTGCTTCATTACCAACTGTTGCTTTTAGGAGTGCTAATGTGTCACCATCATTGATTCGTTTTAGCATTTCTGGGATAGATTCTTTCTTTGTCATATTTCACCTTGTGTTGTTGTGTGCATTATATATCAAAAGTCTTCTATAGAATTGAAGAGTAACTTCATATTATTTGCAATTAAATAATTAAATATCTTAACCTTGTTTCTATCATATTGTTGAGAATTGAAATCATCTAATATTTTTGTTTCAATTTCTTCTGGTATCTTCTCAAAAGATATTAAGAGTTCATTACGATGCCAATTCCTTATCTCAGAATCATTTCTACATGCTCCAATACCTTGATCAAGAAATTCTTCAATGCGTTTCTTAACTAGAGGAGATTGTCTAACCTTATTCACAAAACAATCATCATCACTTAAGATAGAGGGTATACCATCAGAACTATCACCTCTTGCAATGTGTTCATTAATGAAGTGCTTAACATTACTAGGACTTTCAATATACTTCTTCTGAGCAGGAGAATATTGTCTAATGTTGCTATATTGATGCAATTGTTTAAAATCTTTATCAGAAGATAGTATCAAGGTTTTCTTAGGAGAAGGGAATAACACATTACCATCAGTGTAATTTTCTTGAGTCCATTTGGCAAGAACTGCAATAATATCATCGGCTTCAATACCATCCAGATTCAATAATTTATATGGAAATGCTTGTTTAATATCTTCACGAACTTCTGATATAATTTCAAAGACAAATTTCCAATCTACTGAAGATGCTTCTCTAGTTGTTTTACGACTTGCTTTATAGTAAGGAAACTTTTCTTTTCTCCAATAATTTCTACCATCTGATGCAATAACAAGTTCTCCATATTCACCAGAAAACTTCATCTTATTATATAAGATAGAAGATATTATAGAATGTCTAATAATATTCTTACTATTTTCGGGGTTGTCGGGTGTTATATCTCCCATAAATTGAAAGATTGATGCCAAAGCAATCTGGTTAAAATCCATAATAATCATTAGAATATTCTCAATATAATTGTATTTTCATTAGTACGACCAAATGGGAGATTCCCCTTGGATTTTAGTTCGGTAAATTGTTCTACCATTTGTTTTTTATTCAACAAAGAAAAATCTTTAACTATATTTGGTTTAACAACTTTGATCAATGATAAAACAGTATCATAACCAATGATAGTGGTGCCCTTTACAGTCAATTTATCGTTATCTGTTGCCTTGTAATAAGATATCTTACGGGTTACTGTATCGTATAGCCAAACCTCCTTAGAATCAATTATTTTAGATGGAGTTATAGATTTAATATCTAACTCTGTAAACACAGGTAGATACTTCATCTTTGAAACTATATCAATAGCAGATTTGGATTTAACTACCTTAACCTTTTTAGATGATACTACTTGTTGTGTACAAGATGCCACAAAAGAATTCAATAGTTTTAGAAAGTTCTTTATCTGTACAGTTTTAATATGAGAATATGAATCTTTCAGATCCTCACATTCTCCAAGCAACACTTCTTCAAGTTCTTGTATATGATTTTTATACATATCAGGAATAAGCCTAGCAGCCTGTCCTGAAATAGTCTTAACAGAATTCTTAAATACAAATGTTTTTGGATATCCTAATGTAATAAATTCATCAATCTCTCCATCAATTTCTGCAGCAAAATCTACAGCTATCTTCTTAATTCTATCTTGAATTGAGATGACATTCTTAGGTTTTGTAGATTCAACTTTTGCTTTTGGAGTTACTGATATGACATCCAATTGTTCAATAGAATCTTCAATGAAAGTTAGTTCACGTTGATCTAGATATTGATCTCTTGCTTTTAATCTTAGCAAGATACCAATCTGTCTAAAATAATTTTCATCAAGTTTAGATAACAAAGTCTTTCTTAATTTATTATCAATAGCATCTAATGCCCACTTTTTCTTATCAGCAGGTGATGCGTATACGTTATACCAATTCAACGCTTGAATTAATGTGACTCTGTAATCTAAAAAATTGATAACAGGTTCATTACTACCTTTCATTATTGCATCAATTTTATTGCGCCTTTCTTTTATCTTTTGGTCAGGATCTTTTTTCAAAGCAACCATGATGATTCCTTATATATTCCTATAGTTCATGTTTATTTTATAATGTGAGAAAGCTTTATGAAACTCTCCTTCATATTCATAATATATCTTTGCTAAAGATTTTTGCATTCTTTTAGTATAACTTCTATGAGTTATTTGTTCTTTAGAATTAAAACATATTCGTCCTCTTATACGAGTAACATATATAGCTGCCATAATATAATCCCACTTCAATCATCTTGGTTTAGGTCTTCATATTCTTTTGAAGATTCATATTTAAGCTTGGTCAAAGACTTCTGCTCCCTCTTGTAATCAGTTTTTAATTTTACTACTTTACTACGATATTTGGCTTCAGATAATTCACCCTTTACCCAATCATGCGTATATTCTACATTTGAACTCACTTCTTTTTCCTCGTTGTTAAAAATTACTACATTACACTACAGTTGTTAATATGTCAAGCTTTCCTTTAGTTCTCTAAAATACTTTTAATTCCTATAAGAACATTCTCTCGTTCTCTTAAGATTTTTTCAACATTACTTTGCTGAATAGTTAATAACCTTTGATATTCATTTGAATCATTATCAAGTTTATATATAAGAGCAGTAGCCTCTTCTGCATTATGGACAATCTGAGCGTCATCTATAGTATAATCACATCTATTGATAGTAACCATACACCTATAATCATATAGCATCAATACACTATACATGATAGCCTCATAGAATCTATTTGCCATAAATGCATAGTTGTTATGGGTATGTACATCTTCAAAATATAAAGAGTATTTGTAATCCTTCAAATGTTTGTCAAAAAATACCTGAGTCTTAGTTTGATATTCCCAATCTAGTTTGTCTTCAAATGAAGCAACGACCCCAGCATCCTTAAACTTTACATGATTCTTTTTTGATGCACTTAAAGTATAATCAAGACCATTATAATCTAACATATCTTTTATACGATATTTACGAAAGGTTCCATAATATATGATTCCTTCCTTAGGTACATTAGAATTTTGATACTCTTTACCATCAAATATCAGAGTATTTAGATTTAACGTGTGCCAGTGTGTAATCCAATCATTAAGCAACTTACCACCAGATTTCTTACGTAAAATCCACCCCCTATATCCTTCTCGTGGATTATTGCATATCATATCATAGGTACGTTCATTCTCATGACTCCATTTACGTAAAAGTATATTATCTTCAACATCGTGATCATTTACCAACCAGAACATCTTAGCTTGAGGATTATTATTAAGCACTTCAAGATATGCATTGTACTTCATATACGGAGAAGCATAAGCACATATAATAGCATCATACTTTTGATCAAGATAAAGTGGTATCTCTGACATATGTGCTAACAAATCACACTGCAGATAATCTCGTATGATAATACTATTCCTAACATGTACTATACATGTCTGATTAATCTTCTCCTGCTTTCTCTCACACGACTCAATTATCAATACTTTCATTTTATATCCTTAGCTAAATCAGCAGTTTCTTTATCTTCACGAACTTCTAAAAATATTGGGAGAAACAAAGATTCTTCACCTTGAACATTCTTGATTCTAGCATTATACTTCACAGCAATAATTTTGTCAAAGTATTCACTCGGTGGTGCATTTCTTTGCTCATCAGTAAATCCTGAACCAACATATACCTTTACTTTACCATCAGAAGATTCACAATATAATGAACCTATAGCATCAGCATATTTACCTGTTCCAGATATAACACTCATTACTTTCAGATCGCAATCTAATTCAGCTTTGAACTTTATTTGTCCTTTAGATCTTTTGTTTTCCCATAATGAATTTGGATCTTTAAGGATGATACCTTCATCCCCATCATCAAGATAGTTTTGAAATATTGTTTGAGTTTGTTCTAATGAATGAACATCAAAAGTTTCAACCAATTCAATTTTCCTATATATATCACATCTATCAATAAGATATAGTAATCTTTTGAATCTATATCTATAAGGCTGGTCACATTTACCTGCAATGAAATCTTCATAAGGTATTTGGTCCCAAAGAGTAGCAACAACTCTATCTGCTTGTTCTTTTGTTATAGTTCCCTTTACTGCCCGATTCAAGATCCCATTACCAGTTTGACGATCACATATCTTACCGTTTGAATCTGTTTCAATTGTATCATATACCAGAAGTTCACCATCAAACACAAGGTTTTTACCATAAGCCAACTCAATAAATTCTTCTTCCAGACTGCCTAGTAATGAAATCTCTTTACCATTCCTAGAACGAAACTCAACAGTACCTTTTAAATCTCTATCAAATTTAACAATAGCATTGAATCTCATGCCATCTTCTTTCTTCTGGACGATGGCAGGGAATGTAATCTTATCAACCAACTTCTGTTCAAAAGGCGAACATAACATACAAGGGAATTCTGGTATTAGGTTCTTCCAAACCTTATTGATTGTTGAAGTATTAACACCACACTTAAGGTCTTTCTGTATGATTCGCTCAACAACTTTTGCATTATTTGCTGTTACATTTTCAAGAATAAACTCTAAATGTGTAATAGCATTGTTACCAGTAATTTTGCGACTGGCTAATTGTTCAACTAATTCTTGGATAGCCCAATCTAGATTATCATCACTCAGAAGAAAAGTATTTGGTTCATACTTTGGAATCTTTCTTTGATAAAACTGGGTGAATGGATCATTGGCAAGACGACAAACTTCTTTCAGTAGTTCATTGTCTTTATGTTTGGTCAACAATTCAATTTTGAAGTTTCTTGAATTGTTCGCTTCAAGTTCTTGTAGTATTTGTAATATCATTATATGTCTCAATATAGGTTAAATTTTAGTTTTACATATTATACTCATAACTTCTTTATTGTACAAATTAATCTTACCCCATTTGTGCTCTGGAATGATTTTGATTTCTAACTCTAACAGTAAAGAATAGATTCTTGCTTTTGCCGATAGACTGTTTACTGTAACAGTTAAATTATTTTTGGTGATATAATCTATTGTTGATAGGAATTCTACTTCTTGTTTACTATGCGCCATTATTTTTTTAAAATAAATTTTCATCAAATCTTTACGATGGGAATATTTTGATACCCATTCTGCCTCTGTACGAATATGTCTTATTAAATTTTCCACGACAGGTTCTTTATGAATATTATCGGTTTCATGTGGATAGATACATTCTACGGGGAAATGAAGCGAACCAATTTTATATATATTAAATGCATATTTGGGATGCATTTCCCAATTTAGAAAGATAAATATTCCTCCTTTGTGGTTGTGTATGTACTCTATACCCACTAGCAATTCGGCATCTTTTTCTTTAATTCTATTTAAAAGTTCTACACATTCATAATCTGCACCTATCCCATGTTCATAGTGGGAGATCTTTATGTGATTAAAATCAGGACTCCATTCATTCTCTGGTGGTTTTTTAAATTCTGGTGGTTTTGATAATTCAGATAACAATGATTCTATATCATTACTATTTTGTCTTCTTTCTCTTAATTCTTGAATATTCATAAGGTACCCCAAGTTTCACAAAGTTTTACACCGATATTGCTAACGCCTTCTGCATCATCCTCTAAGAGTGAAGCTATCTTCCTTTTAACATCTCTTATAGTTTTGCAACGCAGACGCAGGTTGATGTTTAAACCAGCCAACTCCCCAGCATATTGATATTGTGTCCAGAATACTTCAAATTTATATGGCATTTTCTAATCTCGTTTCGTTAAAGTTGAGCTATTATAATCTATACAATAGCTTTGTCAACACTTATTTAAAAATAGTTGACCATTTCATTAACTTTTCAATCTTATTTTTCTTCGCAGTATCAATAGCGAAAGTGTCGATCATGCCATCATTCATAATCTCTTGCTCCTTCAAAGCTTCTTGATATATCACGAGAAGAATAACCATATCCCGTACTTTCATTAACAGCGTAAATACCATTAAATGTTTTGCCATGATATCCAAAAACTTCCTCTAAATGAGCACCAATCAACAATTCCTGATGTAGAATTTTCCTAATATTAGTTATCATATAATCAGATACAAATTCTGCAAAAGTTTTATCGTGATCCTCTTTTATATACAGATATTCTAGGCACTGAGAAATTGTATCTATTTCTCTATCTATATCAGATTGATCAAATTTTTCTTCGGTTTTTCTGAGACGATTTATAGCAAGAAGTTCTATACCTTTTGCTAATTGTTCAAGGGTTTGTTGTTTCTTATTACTTACTTTTGATGTTTTTAGATATGTTTTCATACTGTTCTCCTGTTAAGTTAGATATAGTATAAAAGAAGAAAATGCGGTTGTCAACTATTCTTTTGTTAATCCTAATGCAGTATTGTCTTCAATATCAATATTATCTTCTAAATATATCTCATAGGTATTGAAAGGTAAAAGAGATTCTTCAGATATTTTAGATTCATCATCTTTCTTTGTATGATTACCAGTAACAGATATAAGAATCAATACTGCTAATGGATCAAATACAAAAACAATCATCAATATAACTATCCTAACTGCTTTT